CTGATCTTACTAAGCCTCCAACAAGGTTTCTTTTAATATCTGCTGAGCCATTTTCTAATCCTAATGAAGTTGTGAATGATTGAGGTACGGTAGTATCTGTAGTTGTATCAATTGAATATGAGTGTGAATAAGGTGCAGATGCTCCTGTTGTAACTACGTCTTTAAATCCTATTAAAGAGAAAAACCATGGATTTGATAATACAAAATCAACTGAAAATGAACCTTGGGTTTGACCGTAAGCAAATGTCTTTAATCTTACGTCGCCTAATTGTGAAATTGGAATTTTATTATTTGTAAATGATAATGAGCCTATTCTTTGTTCAAAGCCAAAAACTGATTTATCTGCACAAGCTGCTCCTGTAATTGCATCTGTTCCGAATGTATTTTCTAATGCCCATTGAATGTAAGTATATGCACCTGTAAATACCATGATTACATTATAAAGATTTTATATATAAAGATTATTATACGAGGTGAAGCTTCTCAAGTATGATCCTTATATGGCTTTTAATAAGATATTTCTTCCTATTTTTTAGGTTTAAATCCCAGGTAGATAAAGTAACTTTAGATACATTTTTTGTGGTTCTACATGCTATGAGTGATTTATACATATCATCTGTTTGATTAACTTTTTTTAAAGTAATTATGTCATCTCTGTTTTTTGAGGTAAATTTTAGCCATATTAAGGGTTCACCTCTTTTTATTATTATAGGTTTTTCAGGCTCATGCCATTCAAACACCCAATTAACAGGTCTATGCCATTTGTAAATATTCACTTTACCGACTGCTGTTATTCCTGGTAATTTATTATAATATGCCAATGGAGGCAACAATTCTACTTCTATATCATCATCAGATAAAAGAATCAATGGTATTTTCATTTGTAATAAAGGTTTTTTAATATCATTTCTATCATCAATTGGATTAACGTGAAAAATATCATCAAATGCTCCTGGCTTTAATGATGAATTATCAGATACTTCTACCCAACTTCTACCATCAGGTAAGAATTCATGTTTAAGTTCAATATCAAATGGGGATTTTATTTCAAATACATTTTCAAGTGATTTTTTTATGGCTGGACAAAATCTACCGTTTCCTTTTATATAGTCTGTCATTTTAATTTTTTCAATTTCAAATCCTAATATATCATACCAACTTTCTTCTTTGGCTGTATCTGAAAGATTATAATAACCAACTAATTTTTTTACCATATAAAATTATTGTTTTAAACCAATATAAATCTTACACAAACGTATGTGTCTGAACTTTTTGATATTTAAGGTCTATTAGGTGCCTGTACATGTTTCTGTAATCCTGGTTTCTTGTTTCTGACTTGGCTATAATTACTTGTAGGAAGTTCTGGCTTGATCTCCTAATTATATTCTTAAGTATTCTAGAGACCTCCTTGACTACTTCATTCTGTCTTGTGGTTCCATTACTATATGTTCTTATATCTATTTTTACTAGTAATTCATGCCAGTGAGCTTTACCAAATAAATCAAATGGATCTATGGATTCTGTTAATGGTTCTATGATAATTCTTTCTGTATTGTCCCCATCAAAACCTACTACTTTTTTATCCCATACCAAATCAATTGTAGGTTTAGTTCCACCTGCACATGTAGCATCCCATTGTGTACATAGAGCACATTTCAAATCAGCTATAGCATCATATGTAATCAAATTATACCACTCCCTAATTGACTTTTTGGTTTATGATTATTTACATAATCTTGAAGAAATCTATCCATCCAGTAATGTGAATGTATACCTTCATCTAATATTTTCTTTTGATAGTTTCTAGTCATTGCTGATAATCTAGGATCTTTTGGGTTAACATTTTTATGTTTAATAATCCAGTCTCTAATTTTTTCAAATGGAGGCTCTTTACTCCATGTCCAATCTCCTCCTGTGTCAGATGCAGCTACTGCCCATTCTTCACTACCAACTACATTTGCTGTTTCATCAAATTTTATACTGCATACTTTATCACTACATGTATATGCATATGATTCTAACTTGCTGAATGTGTCTTTCATTTCTCTTTCTAAATCTCTACCAAGATCTTTATGTAGTTTCTTTTTTTCTTTAGTCCAAGAAGCTTTGTTAATTTTAATCATGGTAATATGAACACTTCCTCACGATCACGAATGATTTTGTCTACTTCTTCTAGCCAATTTGCCATAGCTTGTTCTTTATCAATTGCACCACCAAATGCAAGATCATCCATTTTAATTGAGGATCTAATCAAATCTATACATGTAAGTTTTAATGTAGCATCTTTAATATCTTCTGGTACTACACTATCACCATAACGATAAGTTACTCTAATTCTATTTCTTCTTAATATAGTGAAAATAAATCCTCTTAGATAGACTTCTCCTTTAATATATTCTACTTCATATGATCCTGGTGTTTGTGTATAACATCCCCATTCACTCGTAGATCCTTTCCATACTTCTAATCTATCACCTGCACAATAATCAAATGCTGTACAGTTTCCTGCTGCTGTTTTAATATTTCTATGTTTTAATGTAATATATGAACCCCAGCCAAATGTATACAATAATGGTAAATCATGAATCTCTGTTGTTGTTTTTGTTCTCCAAGCATGACCTGTTCTACGGTCAATTTTATCTTCTGCTCTTTTGATTAATTTCTCAACCTGGGCTATACTAGGACTAGTACATGCAGTAATAGATATTCTAAGAAAGTCAGCGACATCACTTGTTGAGATATAACATGTAGCCATATACTATATTAATTTTATGTAACTTAAAAAGATTATTCGTATATAACTATTAATTCGCCCGTAGAGCCTGAAACAACTTGAATTCTCAAGCCAGAATTGAATGGATGGTTAATATAAGGTGCTAAAAATTGGAATCCATTAGTAGCGTCTGTTAAATCTACACTGATTAAAGTTGTATCTGTATCAGATGTACCATTAATTACTTCAAAAATTCTATCTCCTGGTGTTGATACATAAACTGCTTTAAGAACACCGTGTCCTGTTTTTAATTGTGTTGTTGAGGAAGTAATACGCCCTAATTGGTTTTTGTCTCCCATGGTACTATTTATAATACATGAATATATAAGGTTTGTTATTAAATAAAGAAAAAAGATTGTGGATTAATATCCAACAACTCTAACTTTTATTCCGATTCCATTCCAAGCTGCTGAAGAGTTTGGAAGTTCAGAGAATGCTGCAACGGCTCCACCTGTTGCTCCTGGATCAGTACCATAAGCTTTGATCTTACCTGTTGCTGCTGCGTTACCGGCTGCTGGAACGTATTGCAAAAGTAGACCGCCATCATTTGAGATAATTGAAACCTCAATAACGGTGCTTATTCTACCACCCAGTGAAAGGTCAACTGTTACTCCATTAGTAGCATATGTATCGGAACAACCTGCGGTTATATCGATGACTGCTGTTTTGAGTTTGGATGTTAACTCAGATTGAATGGATAAAGTCTTTCCTGTCAAATTCTCCCAATTTGAATCCACTGCGATTGTATTAGCCATACATAGTCATGTGGGTTGACTTATATAAATATTAAGATAAAAAATATACCTAAACCCCCTCGTTTAGAGTATGTTTGTTCAAATGTAGTTTGATTAAAGTTTAATATCTCTAATCTTACCTTGAGCGATGAAGCTTCTACAAACGGTTTCACCCATTGTTCTGAACACACCTTTCTCAACAAATGCATTGTTGATGAATGGATAGCCAGGACTTCTACGGGTTGCTTCGTAATATTCTGTTGGAATAGATACCATGATACCTAATCTTGGGTAACCATATCCTTCTGCATCAGAAGTATCTAATGCAAATAGTCTTCCTACTTCAGATGAGTCACTAACATTGCTAGGAGCATCTTTTGTTGGAATGAATGGGACACCATAGACTGAATCTACGTGAATTCCTACACCGGTTCCTTTGAAAGTTTGAATACCGTTTACATCGACTTGCACTAATGCTTCACCGTATGGGTTAGCAATACGGACTGAAGGCATGTATAAGCCTTGTATTTCGGAGTAAACTTCGTGTGATCCGAGGAATACATTTGGATCCTTACCAGCGTTAATTCTGATCTTTCTAAGGAATGTTCTTAGAGTGTCATCAGTTAAGATTCCGTTTGTACCAATTGTTCCTGAAGCTGATTCAACTGTAGAGTCATAGGTTGTACCACTGTCTCTGTCAATTGGACTGCCTGAGGATGTTGCCCATGGATCATAATAACTTGTATATGAACCACCTAGTGCATCTTCTTCTGCATCGGATGAAATAATTCTATCCAATGTTTCCCAGTTAAGGGTTCCAGTATAGTTTGCACCTGCACATGCTGCTACTTTCTCAACATCAGCTAATAACATTCGGTTTAACAATTCTTTGTGTTGAACTGCCATGAATAGTCTAAGTGATCCTAGACCTCCCCAAACATCATCTTTACTGTGTGTTGCTAGCCATTCCATTACCTCTGAGGCACTGAATGGTAGTTGAGCAGTTTTTGGTTTTACGTCGATCTCTGCTAGTGTTGGTTTGATTGTATCTGCGATTAATCCACCTTCTGCAGTACCACCTAATGCGGTGTTATTGCATGAACCTGCATCAGCCAATGCGTCGGCTTTAGCAGTAATGACCCTCCATCCACTCTTATCCCAAGGATATTTTGGTAAGACACCGAAAGCGTTAGCTTCTAAGTTGAGCTGAGCCCAAGCATAGGCGCCAAAGATTGCGTTGAATGTACCTGTGGTTGAAGTAGTAATTGGTGCATCTGCTTTTCTAAGCATATTACGGTTATAACCATAGTAAAGTGCTTCTAACTCATCAATAGTTTGTATTTTTACCATTGTGATTCACCTTCATATGGACTTCCGAAATCGCCTTTCAGAATACGTCTACCTACTGAACTTAAGCCCTCATAACCGACTTCTCTAGATGCTTTTAAGACATCATTGAGTTGGATGCCTGCTGATTTCTCAACAGTTTCAAGTCCACTATTTGGTCTTGGAGTTTCGGTAGTAAAAGCATAGTTTTGATTGGACTTCTTTTGCATTTTCAAACCGGAATCATCGTCTTCTGAACCGTGAGGATCAGCTTCTTTGATACCTGCTTGAACTGAGTTACTTTGGTAGTCTTCTGGAACAGTGACTTCAGCACCAATGTCTTCACTGTCGGAAGTTTTTGGTTTGATTTTCAGATCGGTTGGATCTTCTAATGCCTTAAGTCTCTCTTCGAAGCTATCCATTTTCTCGGCAACATAACCTAGATCATCTCTGAGTCCGGAAATGTCGAAGCTTTTGATAGTCTCAACTAGAGCATTTAAAGATTTTTCAACTGAATCGTCTTTCTCGTCTTCAGTATCTTTCTCTTCGTCTTGCTCTTCGCTTTCATCATACTCTTTCTTACTATCTTCGTCTGCCATGTTGTTAACTTATATATTAAATTAGATATATATAAGTATTAATATAAATGACGCCTAATGACGATTATTGCCATTATCGGCTGCTGGTTCATCATCTTTGCCACAACTTTCACATTCTTCATCTTCTACCTCTCTTGGTGAGTCTTTATTTCCTGTATCTTGTTGTGCTGTATCATAGGCTGCCCCTACTCTAATACTACCATTACCATAAGAATTACTTGAAGTATCATATGATTGCTTTATTTCTTTATCTGATCCCATGGTTTGTTTACTTTTACCTGGATGAATTTCAGAGTCAATATTTGTACCTTCTATTTTTGCATCTGGTCCATACCCTCCTGTACTAGGTGATTTTAATATGTCTAATATATTTGATATCATTTCACTTATACTAGTATTGATAAATGCCTCAGCCTCTGGATCATTATTGGTTCTAAGTTTATTATTAACTCCTCCCTCTGAATTATTAGCTGCGAATGCTCTATCTACTTTTTCTATTTGATGTCTGATTTTACCACAATATGCTTCTGGATCATCTACACCTTTATTCTTTTCTACACAATCTGCAAAGTCTTTGTAACCTGCAAATGGTTTTGTAATATAATTTTCAGTATCATGTAAGTAAGCTTTATTAGTATAATCTGATACGGAGTTTTCTTTCTCCCACATTTTACATGACCAATACCTGGCTGTGGTTACATCCTTCTCTTCATCACAGTTATGTCTTGCTCTAAATGATCTTCTTCTATCTGGATCATCACGTTTAATTTCCATATTAGGATCACCGAATCTAACTATTACTGTTTTACCTGCAGGATTCTTTACATACACTGCAAATTTCTTTGGTCCACCAGGAGTTCTAAATGGTTTGTTTAATGTTTTACCATCTTCTGCTTTTTCTATTGGTAATTGTTTACTACAACCACAATCAGATTTTTTCTTTTCTTTAGGTACACAATTTGGTACACGTTTACCATTTTTAATTTTAAATCCTACCATTTCATATCCATCCCAACATGGACCTTTCTTTGCTTTCTTTAATGCATCTGCAACATCAGTAACCATAGCAATTAAAAGTTTTGGATTCATTTTGTCATGATATGATTCACTTTCTTCGTCTCTTGTTACTCCTGGTTCTCTACCTGCAAATCCACCTCTTCCTGGTTCTGTATATGTGCTTCCGCATGTATTAGTTTTTAATTTGAATGCCAAGTTTGCTAACTGTAATGCCAATGCTAGACTTTTCTTTGTTTTAAAGTATCTTTGGAATTCAGGTTTTGACATATATTCTTCTTTAAATTTAGATGCACTTTCCCAACTCGGAAATTCACCAAAATTTCTAATGTATTTTCCTATCTTATTTCTTAAAGCAGTATCTGCTGATTGTAATTGACCTGATTGATTAGTTCTTCTGACTTTTTCAGTATTTAACTCTCCTAAACCTCTATTAGTGCGACTACTTAGTCTTCCTCCTTGTGCTCTACCTGTTTTAGGATCAACTGTCACAGTGTCTGATCCAAGACCTGTATCTCTTCCACGGTTTCTAATTTTTGTTCTTTTGCCTGTAAATCTGTTCACATTTGTTGCAGCTATAGGTCCAATATCTACACCTTCTTTATTGATAAATTCACCACTAGTTTCTTCTACATATGATATTAATGATCTTAGTGTCTCCTTTAATTTTTT